CGCGGTCTGCGATCAGACTGGACTCACCATCCGTGTGGTAAAGCCGCCCATTGACCTCAATCATGGCGATGCTATCGGACAGGTTGAGCTTGCTGTGGATCGTGGTTACTACGCCGCTCTCGTCGCGCCACTTCAGGGCGGAGCCATCAGCGAACGCGAGGCCGCCATTAAACGGGGTCAAGCACCGAATGTTCGAGCCAGTATAAATGTCAACGTAACCGGCTCGACGAAAAACTTTTCCGTTTCGATCCAGATCAACATTAACCGCGTCTGCAAGCTCGCCCGTAGGGACTGAGTTTTTTGAGACTTCATTATTAATACCCTTGAAGGATTCTACCTTGATGGTGTCGTATTGATCGCGATCGATCATGATCAACCACCAAAGCCGAAGTGTATACTTGGCGTCATAGCCTCAAACAGCCGCGCCTTGGCGTCCCTGCATTCATCTACGAAATCCTGGTAGAAGCGATTGCTCATCTGGGCCTGCCCCGTATCAGCGTTGACCCCGCGCAGCAGCTTACTGGATGTGTAATCAATCAGCGCTTGATGCCACTCAGCGGGGATCTCCGGTTCATCGGCGTCGGCCACCATATCGGCGATGGGGTAGCAGTGATACCGCATGATCGCTGTATCGCCAGCTTGCGGCTTACCAAGGAAACGGATCGTCTTGGCGCTGCCTACATCTGTGCGGTAGGACATGATCGAGCCCGTGTACGCATCGTAGGCCGGGCTTAAGTACGAAGATGACACCCATGAGTGCATCGTCGTGTGGTAAATGATTCGGTCATTGTACTTGACCGAGAGTACCCGCAGCGTGTTGGCTGGGAGTGAGTAATCACTCGTTCCTGGGGTCAAGACCAGCGCTTGCTCTTTCACAAGGTAGCCGGTCAGATCACAAAACCTGCGCTCGCCACGGTTCAGGTGGCGAGTAATAGAAGCGTCTGAAAACAGCAAGTCAGCATCATCACCGACAGCTACGTAGCGGTCGTCCAAAACCTCACGTACAGCAATGATAAGCTCTTGCAGCGTCATGACTTAGATCTCCACTTCACCCAGATAGGTAACCGTGTAGCACGGAACGATGCGCATAGAACGACGGGGCGTGCCAGCAGGGCCAGCGCCGGGGACCTGCGGATAGGTCGTCATGCGGGCTTCGAGAACCACCTGATAGATGACTCGGGGGATCTCAACTTCGACACCAAACTGAATCAGGTACTGCATGTCATCGCCAATACCGAAAAATTCTTGGCCTGTACTCTCGGCCTGGCTACCGTTGAACTCAACGATACACCGCACCTTGTCATGGCGGTGGTATTTCGCACCATACTTGGCACGGAGCTTCTTCTCGCGCGCCGGACTCGGGCGCTCATGCGACACCTTGGCACGCTTGATTGGATCTTCAATCAGATCCTCGACTACACCTTCATTCAAATTATCCATACAGTCCTCATTTAGAAATAGCCCCCTACAGCGCAGGGGGCTAGGTTTTTTACTCGCCCAACGCCATCCAGATAATGGGGTTGGTGCTGACGTTCAGAGCAGCGTCAGCGCCGATGGTGATGCCGCGTCCGAACTGCGTGCTGTTGTAGTCACTCACACCACCGGAGGTGATGTAGGTCTGCGTCCCTGCGGTCACGGTCTTGATGCCAGCAGCCTGAGCCATGCCGTCCATCCACTCAACCTGAGCAGCCGTGGTGGTGTTGAACAACTTCACATACTTGGGCTTGAACCCAAGCACAAGGTTGATCGCCGCGCCGGTACCCGCAACGGTTCCGGTGGCGAATCGATTGAGACGATCACTAGTAGCCATGTTATGTCACTCCTCAAGCTGGTGCGGCGACGACGCCGTGTTCGATACGGATGATGTGCGCTTGGTTCAGAATGGCAGCAGCCATCATCACCTTCCACACAGCATACCCTACTTGCCCAGCCGGGTCAGCGGCGGACGGCTTGTTGGGGACAATATACGGGGAAGCCGCATACGGACCCTTCAGAGCGACACTACCAATGGCGTCCTTACCAATCAGCAGGGTGGGGTACACGTCAACATTGGTGCCGCCAGCGCTCAGCATACCACTGGTGCTAACAGCAGCGCCGCCGCCAGCGTACATGGGCATCAAGTCGGTCAACACAAAGCGGACCTGATCGACCTTACCAATCTCGTTGATGTACGTGGGGCCGGAGCCAGCGTACTTCTCGACGGGTTGGAAGTCGGTCATGTTGCGGATGTCCATTTCCGCGTCGGTGTGGGACAGCGCGATGAACGCGGGAGCCACAGGCGTGGTCAGGTAGTTGACACTCGGCATAACCATCCGAGAAATCGGCTTGGCGTACTGACGGCGCAGGGCGCGAAGCGCAACACGCAGGGTGCTACGGCTCAGGGCGGTGTTGATGTCGGTACGGACGGAGCCATTGGACAGCGCTTTGTTGGTGCCACCAGTATACACACCAAGACGGACAGCCTCGACAGTCTGGGGCATCTGTTCGCCCATCTGCATCATAGCTTCCATCAAGATCGGGTCGGTGTGGGTGTCCATAACCACATCAGACACAGCCACAATACCGATGTATTGCTGCATCGTCACTTCGATTTTGCTGGTCGTGAAGTCAAAGCTGGTGGGGGTAACACCTTCCGTCACAGGCGTGGTCGCCAGCGGCAGGGCATTACTACGGCGCCAGTTGGCGACGCGGGTGGAATTAGCAGGCATCTGGAAGAGCTGGGTGAACTGCTCAGTGACCAGGGTCGGCTGCGCGGTTTCCAGGAACTTCTTATATGCGTGCACCTGAGTGGAGGTCGAAAGGCCACCACCCGATTCAGTTGTCAAGCCCATGTTCGAATCCTCCTCAGGATCTTGTTGTTCTTATATAAGGCCGGATTGAACCTTGCATATCGCTCAACAGATGTCAACCCCCAGTCGTAAGCTTCTTCCAAATCTCCATCGGATCTTGCGTTTCGTCAGAATCAGACACCGAAGGAGCCCGCATTTTAGGCGGGGATTTCATGCCTTGCAGGGCCTTGGTCTTGGCTTCGCTAAGCACAGGCTTGGCCTGACGGCTAGCCTTGAATGCCGCCAATACTTCAGCACGCGAATCGCCCCCCTCCGAGAGCGCAGTCTGATACGCGCCACGAACGATCTTGGGCTGCGTCTCGATCCAAGCGGAGACTTCATCGAACTCAGGGATCGCTTGGCGCGTAGTGCGCTGCTTCTTCTCTGCCGTGTATTCGCTGTGCATGCCGACCAGTGGCTCAAGCGCGGCTTTGATCTCATCGACCAACTGCGTCTCACGGGTGTGATGGAAGTTCAACAACCGCTCAGCGAACATCTGCATCTCGATACTCACCGCTTTCTTGATCTCGGGGAAATCAGCGTCGTAAACCTCAAGCGCTTTCTTCTGCTCCTCGGTCAGACGCTCGGCCGGATCTACAAACGGTGCCGGAGTGCTGCTCTTTGTCTCAGCCTTCGGGGCTTCCTCAGCGGGTTTTTCAAGCTTCTGCTTGATCTCACCAACCATAGCGGCGAGAGACTCCATCGGACCCGGCTCTTCGTCAGCGGGTGCTTCATCAACCACAGGCTCTTCGTCAGCAGGAGCTTCATCAACCACAGGCTCTTCGTCAGCGGGGGTTTCACCGCCGCTAGTAATGGAATCCCAAATCTCAACCTCAGACTTCTCAACGGACATAATCAAACCTCAACTTCTTGTTGGTAAACTTCCGGCGCTACGGTAAGGTAATGAATCAACATCTTGACCTCGCGTAAGCGGAGCATCAATGGGGCGCTACTTTCAATGTTGGAGTCATGGATAACGTCGATACTGGCGCTGATCATCCGCTCGCGCTGCAACAGCCAGTTCAACACAACCCGGACTCCGGGGTCAGTGCGGACAGCGAATACATCTTCACGAGTTACTTCAGTTTCCTGCGCCATTGGTTTGCCCTCCTACTTGCCGCGTGCTGTACAACAGCTCGGCGGTCTTGCGATCCGCTTCGCTAAGTTTATCCTCAGTATCGGCCAGGGCCTTCGCGCCCTGGATATCAACCTGCTTACCGCGCTGCTCAATGCTGGCGATCTGCGCCTGCGCCGATGCACGTAGCTTCTCAGCCCGCGCCTTATCAAGATCAAGTGCCACAGCCCGCGCTTCTTGAGCGGCGGCTGCCTCGGCTTGCTGTGCCTGCTCGATATCAGCGTCCGGCTTAACTAGCACGTCTGCGGGCAGGTCGCTGGTGCGGAACATGTACTCGGCGGCCTTCTCTTGGTTCACAACAGCCTGACGCATATCCGGCGGCATGGAGCCGATGATATCGATCATGCGTTGCCCGCGAAGTTCCTTGGCTACCAGCGAAATCGTCTTGTCGATTACAACCGTGGCGTCACCGATGATATCGGACGATGGGTTGAACGTATAATTCCACTCCACCATCGCATTGATGACAGACTGCGTATAGCGATCAAGCGACCGTACCATGTTGCGTAGCGTCATGGTAGCCGCGCCCGCAAGTTGTGATGTCCCCGCCGCAGTACGTAACGCTTCCCCCTGCACGTTGCCCATGGCGATCGGTGGGAGCATGGATTCATCATCCATCAGGTCGCGCCACATACGGTGTACAGCGAGCAACTCGGTGATGCGGGAGTCGATGGTGATGTTATTCACGGCGCGGGTGGTACTTGGGTTCATCGTGTCGGACTGCTTGACGAACACCTGGAATGCCCGAAGCGTAAGGTTCTGTCCTTTCACGAGCTGACTTACATC